GGGTATATCGTTAGGGAAATTTAGTATACAACATCCGAAAAAGAAACGACATCTAACTGCAGATTGTCAATCATTTTCATCAATCTCGAAGTCAGTTTCGCTGCATTCTTTGGTGAATTCACTGTTATCACTGCTGTAAAACGTTTTCCTGTGAATAAAACATAGTGAACATACTCATACAGCAAAATTAGCATCAATATTTCATAATAATTATGAGGCATGGGAACATTGCACTTAAAGATTGTTTCAGCAGCAGATAAGTCGAGCGGTATCGACGTGAGTTGTGTCGCACCGAATCCTGGTGTCTCATAAAGTTTATCATATTTGGATATCAATAGATCATGCATCAATAACTTTGATGATAAATAATACCTTAGTTCTGAACCAGTCAATCCTAAATCGATCAGGAATTTCTTTTTGCCCTCTAATGTCGTTAAGTTATATTTTCTAGAATATTTGACTAGATCATCGGGTGATATTTTGATTGGCGAATGTTTGGAGACCAGATCCAACAGAGTGTTTTTAGGCTTTGAAAACAAATGTCTATCGGATATCCGCACGCCAAGCTGTTGCTGTAAGAGACGAATCCTCTCTGAATTATGCATATAGATTGGTGTGAATTCAACACTTTTAAACTCTTCGACTTTCGAATTTTTGATAAATTCAATAAATAGTTCTTCGGGGTAGAAGTCTTTAACCTTACTCAGTTTCTCCTCTTTAAACGATAGTGTCTTCCTTGCTTTCTCGATTTGTGATCTATTCTTTGTTGTTGCAACGTTTGGGACTCCTAGTGTTTTCTGTTTCTCTTTGTCGCGAGCGACGTCAATTATTATCTTTGCATCAGCATTCATCGCTCTTCTGATTGAATCCTGAATTTTATTAACTCTAACATCGAACTGCTTAGTTTGGGAGTACAATTTTACCTCATCTGGTTGAACTGAGATTGACAGAGATGTAGTCAATATCTTAAAAAGCTGCATGATTTTCTCATTGTCTGAGTACAATCTCATTCTTCCTCCAAGTCCGAATGGTGTAACTTCGAAGGACACAGGTCCCGTTGCGAACAATGTAACCGGCGATAGTAACATTCGGAGTCTGCCTGTTACTCTGATTGAGGCAGATGGCGGAACTAGAACGTCTTCGAGAAAAGACAGGTATTTATCGCCGAAGCCTCTATATGCGTTAACTGAAGCAGAATATAAAAGTGATCCCGTCGTTGCCTGCGCTGATAAATCAGTGCCGTATGGTCTTTCAGCAGTAAATATTGAAATTGCACCTCTCTCGAATATTTTGCCCGAGATGATAAATCGTTTTGCCATTTCTAACCCCGTATATGATGCTAAGGCCTTTACTCTTGCATTCATCCGCTTATATGCTTCTTTGATTATTGATTGCACCTTCGCTATGTTGTCATCGACGTACATAGTTACTACGTTGTCATCGCCGTCAACCCTTATGTGTGTAACTCTTATAGATGGTAGATCGAGTTCTACTTTGCGCAATATCGTGTTGATTAAAGCGACATTGGCGTATGAATTTCCAATTTTCGTGGTTTTTTCGCCTGATGCAACACCGTGATAGGTTATTACCTTTGGTGGCCTTTGGGATCCCGGCGATTCGATTGACAATTTTGAATTGAGCAGCGCGGCCTGGATCTCTTTCATTTTGTCGAGCACGTTCATACCCAGGACAGTGGGTTCTTCCGACTTGTTAACGTGATAAATTTCTCTTGCCTCGTCAATCGCATTTATCCACGCTGACCTATATGGTTCAGTATTATGTTGGGAGGCGTCCCATTGTGAGACGTCAGTATAAAGTATCAACTGATCCGCTCTTGAAGTAGCCTGTGCTAGAAGACCATATGTCAGAGTCGCCGCCTTCGCTGTGTAAGCTTCAGCGAATGATGCGTTCTGTGCGCCTTTCTTAGCTCTCTTGTACATTGTCTCTGCTAACGTGTGTTGTACTGCAGCTACTTGCCACGGTAAGATGAAAATTCCTCTTGTTTGCCTCGCTGGTACATTTCTTGTGCCCATCGGAATTCCGTTCTGCAGTATTGCGCCAATGTTTTGTAGCCCTTCGCTATTGTTAATTAGGTCATCATCGAGATGCAGCAGTTTCTTCGTTGTTTTAATTTGTCTGTCTATGAATGTAACAGTTTTTGAAAATCCGTTTGATGAATTTGCTAGTGCTGACAAGGATTCAGCGGTTACATCAGAATTAAACTTCTTCGCCATCTCATCAACGTAAAATGCTATCTCATCTCTGAACATTCTTTTCATCATGTGGTAGTATTGGTCATACATCTCTCGATCGACATCTGATGTATAATTTACACTTACTTGATCCTCAATCGCGTCTTGCTGGTTGTCTATTCTATGACCCACATGAAACGTCGCTGAGAAGCAGTTAAAAATGAGGTAGAAAGATTCAATATTTACATTGTAAATATTCTTCTTCATATGTTTTACCATTATAGATTCATGGAGTGGATATTCATCCATCTCCTGATTCCATTCATTGATTTGATCATCGGAAAGTTTCTGAACGTTTGGATTCAGCGTTGGCGATACTTCAGCCGCTGATGATGTGGAGACGACTTCGTTTGATTTGAGTTGCGCTATGCCTATGTATAACGTCATTGGCGACGATAGCAATTTTGCTGCATTTGCGGGTATTATTTCGAACGCTGAGATGATTTGGCATAAAAAAACGTGATCGATCGGATCTGCGTGTGCTAATGTTATCATTGCAGACGCTGCATGAATGACTTTTGCTGAATAAAGTCTTATTTTCGAATTAAAGATTTCTGAATAGCTCAGAGACCACTTCCTATTTGGTAACAGTTCAAGATAACCTTCTTCGTATCTTTCCTGAATTTTAACTAACAAATACTTAATTGCTGATGCTTTACACCCACTATACTCGTGGATTCGGCTTTGGAGTGCAAAAACAAGTGATGATATAAGCGTATGCGTTCTGTGGTTATAGTGCGGTATCGTTCCTTCAAGTGTATCCGATCTCCATCGGTACTCATCTTTTTCATTTTTCAAAACTTCAAATTCATTCGTTTTTAGAAAGTTTGAAATTGGTTGGTCATGGTGATATGGTCTGAGGGACTTCCCATTTTTGATTTTCCACTTCCTGGCCTGGCTTGCTATCCTCTCTGTTGCATCTTTAATCATTTCGTCGCATTCATTGGATGTTTTAATCTCGTTGATCGTCTTTTTCAGCATTTGAGAAACCAGCTCTCTCTTATCTTTCTTATCATCTACATAAACCGAAAAGTATCTCATTCTCAGCAGTGTTTCCAGCTTTTCATCAGTGGTTTTGTTGCTTTTCATTATTTGTGAAATCTCTTCGATGATTTGAGATGGAGAATTCTGTCTTTGCTCAACTGATTCGAAATTTTCATTTTCATCATTGATTTTAACTATAGCGACCTTTGGATTTGAATAAACAAGAGATGTGTATGCTAAATTGCGAACCGTACTTCTCGAAAGCCATTCGAGATAGTCCGCAGCATCCATTGTGCC